GAGAGAACGAGCACCAGCGCATTATGATCGAGCCGATCTATGACGCTGACTCGTCCGTTTTCTTCGACCTCGACTCCAAGCGACAGGACAAGGCGGACGCCAAGCACTGCTTCGTCGTGTCATCCATGACGAGGAAAGCGTACAAGGCGCAATACGGCGATAGTCCGTCCGACTGGCCGAAGGAGATCCATCAGACGGAGTTCGATTGGGATACGCCCGACGTGGTGTATGTCGCTGAATACTACGTCGTCGAGGAGGTGTCCGAGCTGCTGCGCATGTGGCGCGACATCGGCGGCAACGAGGAGCGCTACACGCAGGCGGACTTCGACGCCGATGAGGAGCTCGAGGCGACGCTGCTCGCCATCGGATCGACCGAGGTACGTCAGCGGCGCATCAAGAAGCGTCGCGTTCACAAGTACATCCTCTCCGGCGGCCGCGTGCTCGAGGACTGCGGCTACATCGCAGGAACGTGCATTCCCATCGTGCCGGTATTCGGCAAGCGCTGGTTCGTTGATAACGTCGAGCGTTGCATGGGTCACGTGCGCCTGGCGAAAGATGCGCAGCGGCTCAAGAACATGCAGCTCTCGAAACTCGGCGAGATCTCGGCGCTCTCGAGCGTCGAGAAGCCGATCATGGTGCCGGAGCAGGTCGCAGGGCATCAGATCCAGTGGGCTGAGGATAACCTCAAGAACTATCCCTACCTGCTTATCAACCCGATCACGACGCCCGATGGCAGCCAGCAGGCAGTCGGTCCCGTCGCTTATACCCGTAGTCCGGCAATCCCGCCCGCAATGGCCGCGCTCTTGCAGCTCACCGAAGTGGACATGCAGGACATCCTCGGCAACCAGGGCGAGGGCGATAAGATCGTCTCGAACATCTCGGGCAAAGCTATCGAGATGATCCAGCAGCGGCTGGACAACCAGACGTTTATTTACGTCTCGAACTTCGCCAAGGCGATGAAGCGCTGCGGCGAGATCTGGCTGTCGATGGCGCAGGAAGTGTACGTCGAGGAAGATCGCGCCATGAAGGGCGTCGACTCCGCCAACGAGATGCAGCAGGTTGTCCTTATGCGCCCGCGGGTGGACGAGGAGACGGGGCGTCTCGAGCTCGACAACGACTTGTCCCGCGCCAAGTTCGACGTAGTGGCGGATGTCGGCCCGTCCAGCTCCAGCCAGAAGGCGGCGACCGTGCGCGCCCTCACCGGCATGATGTCTATCACGTCCGACCCCGAGACGCAGCAGGTATTGCAAGCGCTCTCGATGATGAACATGGAAGCCGACGGCATCGCCGACGTGCGCGACTTCTTCCGCAAGCGCCTGGTCAGCATGGGCGTCGTCAAGCCGACCGAGACCGAACTCGAGGAGATGGCGGCGCTCGCAGGTCAGGAGCAGCCGACCGATCCCAACGCGATCTACCTGCAAGCCGCAGCCGAAGAGGCGGTGGCGAAGGCGGAGAAGGCGCGCGCGGACGTGCTCAACACCATCGCCGACGCCGAGCTGACGCAGGCCAAGACGGCTACGGAGCTGGCCAAGCTGCAAGGTGTGGCGCCCTCCCCTGCTCCTGCAATGCCTTCCGAACGCCCGCCTGCGCTGATGATCGCGGTAGGGGAGGGCGAGGAGATGGAGAAGGAAGAGGACGAGGAGGACGAAATCGAACGCGAGAAGCGGCTACTCGAACTCGAGAACTTGCGCATCGACACCGCCATGAAGTTCAACGCAGCACAACGCGCGGCAGGCGAGATGGTCGAGATGAGCGAGCAGATGCGAGAGCTGAAGGCGGCGGAGGAGTTCCTTAGCGACGCCGCTAAGCAGCTCGTCAGCGCCAGCGATGAGATCCAGTCGGCGATTAAGTCGCTCGTCGAGTCGAACAAGAAGAACGCAGAGGCCGCGATTGCGGCAATATCCAAACCGAAGCGCATTGTGCGCGAGAAAGGCCGCATCGTCGGCGTTGAGGTGGGCTGATGGCAACAAGCGCCTGGAACAAATTTAACGACTTCTCCGAGCAGCTCGTGCGCGGCGTTCACGACTTTGACGCTAACACGTTCAAGGTCGTGCTCACGAACAGCGCGCCAACGGCGGCTAACACCATCCTGAGCGACATCACGCAGATCGCGAACGGCGGCGGCTATACGACCGGCGGCGAGACGACGACGATCACGATCGCCGAGGTGTCGGGCACCACGACGGTGAGCGGCACCGAGATCGTCTGGACGGGCTCAGGCGCAGGCTTCGGCCCGTTCCGCTACGCCGTACTGTACAACGACAGTTCAACGTCTCCTGCGGATGCGCTGATCGCCTGGTTCGACTACGGCAGCCCCGGCATCACGCTGGTCGGCGCAGGCGAGACCTTCACGCTGAAATTCGACAACGCCTCGCCGGGCACCATGTTCACGCTGGTTTAAGCGATGCTGACACCACAAGAAGCTCAAGCCATCAACGCGCTGATCGTCGCAGATCCAGCGCTGTCGTCTCAGCCGCAGACATCAGACGGCGCATACGCCATCGCGGTCGCGCTCAACACGCCGAGCGAGGCGGGCTATAAGCCGATCACCGTCGGCGCTGCGATGCTCTGGGCGGCAGGCGGCCCTCGCGTGCGCATTCAGGCGGCGGCGACCGACAGCCAGCAGCCAGAGGCGGTGCAGGCGAGCTGCCAGGTGTTCCTCGACCTGATCGTGAGCGGTTCTGAGGCGCTGATTCATACGGAAGAGCAGGCGATATTGCAGGCGTTCAGCGGCTGGGTCGTGACGGGCGTCATTACGCAGGCCGAATATGATGCGGTGTACGGCACCAGCGGGCTTGCTGCGGCGATCCTCTCTCGCTCCGTGGTCGCCATCGGGCGGGACGTTAGCTATCAAGACGTTATGCAGGCGAGGGCGAGCTAATGGCTGCGGATATCAAGACTAAATACGGCACTTCCACGTCGATAACGATGACGGGCATCGAGGACGTGGACTCGTCTGCGACGTGGGTGGGCGGCTGGACCTCAAATTCCGTCAACAACACCAGCACGCTGGCGGTTGATTACCTACTGAGCGGGCAGTTTACGACGGAATCGACGAACCGCCAGGCTGGTTACATCTTCGTTTACGCTTATGCGTCGTTCAATGACACGCCCACATGGCCGGACATCTTCTCTTCTGGCACCGAGGGCTCTGTCGGCGCAGCAACGGTGCACGACACCGAGCAGCGCGACTCTGGGATGCGGCTTGTATCTACAATCACCGTCGATAATACGGCGTCCGCTGTCTACACATTCCCGCCAACCTCAATTGCGCAGATTTTTGGCGGATCTGTTCCGCCCTACTGGGCGGTCTGGGTGACGGCTAACGCAGCGACGACGACTAACGACTGGTGCGTTAGCACTGGGACTAACCTTTATTACGTGCCGATCCTTTATCAGACCGTCTGATGCTACCGCCGTCTGGTAAATGGTCCGTTCAGCCGCCCCCGTGGGCGGCGCTCGACTTCAATAATCCGATACTCAAGGACGTTCAGCACGTCGCTTCTGGCGCGGCCGCGTTCCTTAACCTTGGCGAATACAACGATTCTCTCCGCACGAGTACGACGCCGCCGGTCCCGACTCGCCAGCCGTCTGGTATTTCGTATCGACTAACGGGCGTCAACGCTTATCTCGCCACAAATGCGGGCGGATGGGTTAATGCGCGGTCGGAATGGACTGTTTACGTTTTGGGCGTGCCGAGATCGTTGGCAGCTAACAGCGCCATCTCGATTATTGCCGAGTCTCCCGGCGGAACGCGCGACCGTTCCATCCAGTTCAACACCGCAGGAAAGATTCTCGGCGGTCTTAACGACGGCACCGTAAAGACGGTTACGGGAGCCACAACCATTGTGGCAAACGCTCCAGTTTCGGCGGCTGTCAGGTCGTCAACAACTGAGCTTGGCGTATATGTCAACGGCGTTAGCGACGCAACGCCAACGACAACACTCAATAACGGCATACAAACTTACACTTCCCCGGAGGTTGTGTCTGGCTATGGCGGCGTTGGTTCGGGTTTTGGTGCTACACAAGCCAGCGCCTTCGACCTATCTCTCGTTATCTGGTGGTCTCGCGCTCTAACTGACGCTGAGATTCTGTCGATCCATCAAAACCCGTGGCAGGTATTCAGGGCGCCACGGCGGATCATCGTTCCCGAATCAGGCGCGGTTGCCTACACCCTCGACACCACGCCCGGCGCCTACAACCTCACCGGCAGTTCGCCGTCGCTGCTGGCTGCTCGCATCGTTAGCACGACGCCTGGCCT